AAAAGCTTGTTGAGCATGTGTTTCCCCTTCCCATAAGTATCGGTCTGTGATTGTTTGTTTACTAAAAGTATTTAGTTCTTGTTCTTTATCGTAGTCAATATGAATACCTAAGTATGGCTGAACTCCAATTTTCTCAGTCATTTTTAAAACTCTCCTTGCGCTTGTCTTTTTTAGCAGCCTGTTTGTTGGGCTGAGGTTTTTCTTTCTTTTTCTTTTTAAAATACTTCTCAGTCCTGTCTGCTTTGCGGTCCCACATTTTATTTCTCGCTAGAGTCTAACGAAGCAATGAGCCGCTCTAGATACCACTTAGCTTTTTTTAAATCCTTTAGGCCGTCTTTATATTTAAAGCGCCACACATATTTTATTACGTTGCCCCTAACATACCCTTCAAATTCTGTCTCACTTAGCATAGCTTCTATTGCTTCAATACATTCTACCTTACCATTATTGTAATGCACTGGATGGTTCACATCATCTGTCTGAACTATTGGCTGTGCTGTCTTCTTTACAATCCGAGCTGGAGTTGTAATCTCATCCCATTCTTGCGGTGTTGCGTCATCAATACTCATAGTGTCTCCTATTCACTTTCAATGTTTAAAGTATTATCTTTTCTGTATTTAACATCAACCCAATTATCTGGCAACGAATCTTCACTATACCATGTAAAGCCGTTTGCTGATGCCCATTCGCCATGACTTCTTTTAGTACCATCTTTCCTACGCTTTGCTTGTGGCATAGGAGAAGAGGGGTTAGCAAATAAAAATACTAGTTCTGTACCTTCTGGCAAAGCTTTTCTAACCCATATGTATTTACTGTACTCAGCAAAATCCCAGAACCTACCCTTAGCTTCTAAGAGAATTAATTTACCGTCCATAGTCTTAACAAAATCAGGCTCATAAGTATGCTTGATTATGTAGTTGACTACTTCAACATGATGCTGCCATTTTTTTAAAAGCCCTTTGTGTAGATCGTGTTCCCAATTAGAATCGTAACTAGGAGGCACATCTTTCTCTACAGGTCTTTTAACTCTGGGCTTTCTAAATCCTTTTTTATTTGGCAATGTCCTTTAACCCCACTAAACTAACGTCCATATTAGTTTTCTTTATAAGAGTCTTTACTTTCTTAACTACCCACTTGTAAGAGTAGGCGCTTAGATACAATTGGTTGTCAGTAAAGATATGTGTCTGTGGTGACAGGTAAGTAAATATATTACTTTCATTTACGTTTTTAGATTGTTCTTCAGAGACTAAAGTTTTAAACCACTCAACTAAAATAGTCTTAGATTGTCTCCGTATCTGTTTGCAAATCTTGGAATTCATGGTCTACCTCCTGCACTTTAGGTGCTGCTGCAACTTTAGTTAGGAAAGTATAACCTTTAGCGTACCGAAACACACGCAGTCCTTCACCTTCATTAGAATTTTTAAAGCATTTAAACTTGTGTTCACACCATCCACAATTTTTATTTATTTTCTCATTGCCTTTGATGCCGTCAAGAACAGGCTTAAAACAATAATCAACCGGAGGTTCTGTTGACTTTAATGCAAGCTTTATATTCTTTATCTTGTTTCTAATATTAGGCTTGTCTAAATCTTCTGGCTGATAGAAACACAGCTCACCGCTTTCTTTATTGAGAACTAGTAGGCCACCGTTGTTAGTACCTTCTGACTCTTCATACCCTGCAAGTTGTCCTAAGTAACCGAAGGGATCGTCATCTCTAAGTGTCCCGTGTTTAAACTTATTGAATGCAAAACTTGATGCAGTTTTAATATCAACAACTTCTTCATCTATAATACAATCAATGTGACCCACTACGCCATCGACAACAACTTCCTTTTGCTGTCCTGTTAGATCATGGCCCGACATAACTACAAACAACTTAACTAGTTCTTCTAGCATGTGACCGTAGAGAAATTTAATCTGGGTCGGTACATTTATTGTTGACCGCTTCTCTGTACTCTTAGAATCAAACCAAAGTTTACGGGGGTGCTTGCCCACATTAGACATCCTAATAGAAAAGGTAGAGTCCCTTTTAGTTGGGTTAGCCCATGAACGCATCACTTCTTTTATAGACTCACCGAAGTCATCTATCTGTTCTTCAGTTATGTCTATAGGTTCGCCGTTTGACAGTGGCTCTATAGTCTTGTATATGTCTTGAACTAAGTCATCCATTTTCTATGCTCCACGAATCTGCATTCACGACTTTCTGAATTATAATGTAAGTACTGTACGTTTAGTTCTTTCTGTATTTCTGATTTTCCTGACAGTCTCCCATCCTTATACGACTTAACATCTATTAAAGTTATCTTTCCTTCTGGAGACATAGCTACAATATCTACTGGGCCTGTACAGCCACAGTTTTTAAAGACATGATAGCCACTATCCCATAGCCATGTAATAGCATAGTGTTCTGCAAGATCGCCTACTCTACTTGGATCGTGTTTAAGTTTCATTAGCAATGTTCTCTGTTAATTTATATTCCCAAAGACCTCTATTTCTGCCACCCCTAAGTCTGCGATCTACAATATGCATACCATATTGTGCTTTTCTAAAATCTCTTAGTGTAGCAGAGGCACTTGCTTCAGGTGATCCTGTTTCAAAAGATATTTCTCTAAGAGTTCTCCATTTAGAATCTTGCATTAAAGCATATACTTTATCTCTCGCAGTTTTTAACCTAGAAAAATCGTACTTAATTACATACGGTGCTGCATTTAAAAACAAATCTTGCTGCCTAATATTAGTGTGTTTCACTCCAGTTCGCTCCTATGTTGTATTCACCATCTAAGGGACACTTCATATCAAACTCTAGTCCCGCATTTTGTATAGCCAAGATACCCAACTCACCTACCTTCTGAGCATCCTTCTCTAAGACTTCTATCTGCCACTCATCATGGATGTTAGCTACAAAGTGTGCGTCTAAATTATTATCCTTAATGTAACTGTTAAGCAGGTGTAATGCTTCCTTCATAACTATGCTGCCTCCTCCCTGCAATAAAGAATTGAGAGCCGCATGAGCTGACCTTATGTATATCTTCCGACCATCTAATCCTTTGATGAAACCTTTTGCTGCTGCTCTTGTAACTCTATTTTTAAGATTCCTAAGTGATGGGAGATTATCAAGGAAAGATTGTTTAAGTCTCTTGCCGTCTTTCCTACCTCCTCCGACCACTGTTCCAAGCTTCTCATCTCCTGCTCCGTATATGAATGCATAGATGAAAGTTTTTGCCTGACTTCTAGATTCAAGTCCTGCAAATTTTTGATTAGCGGTGTGTATATCTCCGTGGAGAATTTCATTTGTAAACTCCTTATCGTCCATATAATGTGCAAGCATTCTAAGTTCTAGTCCACTTGCATCTATACCTACAAGTTTATAATCTTTAGGAACTGTCCAACAAGCCCGACATTCTGTGCCATAAGGTGAGTTAGAGTTAGGCACTTGGGCGAGGTTAGGTTCTCTATGAGTCATACGCCCTGTGATTGTACCATTAGGATTGACGAACCCATGCACTCTGTCTTCATCGTCAATGTTTTTTAACCAAGACTTTATCTGAGCTATGCGTTTCTGTACTGTTAGATACTCAGCTATGAGGAGAGCCTCTGGTATATCCTTTATCTTTTTAAGAGTAGACTCATCTACTATAGGCTGTCCGGTAGGCGTAAACTTAGTAGGAACCCACCCAAATTTCTTTAGGTATTCACCTATCTGTTTACGGGAACCCAGATTAAATTCTACTCTAGTTGTCCTAGCTATTTTATCCTTGTCGTGTAGATCATCGTACTCATCTGAGTTCAGTCTATACTTAGTACCGTCTGCTGCAATAGCCATTTTAGATAGCTTGTCAGCGGAGGTCTTTGTAGGATATAAAACTAAAACATTTTCACTAGGCTTGAATGCCTTATGTACTTCTGCAACAGTAGCATCTAGCTTATCTTCTAACTCGGCAAGCAAGAGAGTAGTATATTTTACATCTAGTAAGAACCCCTTCTTGCTCTGCCTACTTACTATCTCGGCTACGCTCTGTTCTAAATCTATACACTTTCTTGAGAAGCCTAGCCTCTCTTGATTTAAAACATCATAGACTTTCTTGTTAACCAGTACGTCCCTCTCACAATACTCCACCATCTCTGGTGAGAATGTACCGTA